CGCAGCAGATTTATAATAATAAACTAGGGGGCCTTCGGGCCCTCAAAAAATTATGTTTGAAAAATTATCTGAAATAGGCGAAGCTTTTAAAAACTTTGGTAAAGATAAAGAAACTAAAATAGTAGATATGTCTAATACTACTATTGAAGATGATCGATCTACTGAAGATTCAATTACAGAAGCTAGTGATATTATAGAAACGAAAAAAAATGAAGAAGCAAATAAAGATAGTGATGAAAAAGTAGATTTAGAAGTAAATACAACTAAAAAAGATGAAGAAAAAAAAAGTGAAGATACTCTAGAAAAAAAGTTAAAAAACATTGAAAAAGTTATTGATACTTTTAGTGGTAGTGGAGGAGAACAACTTTCAGTACCTAAAAATCCTTTAGATATTAAAGCTTCTGACAATATTAATGTAAAACCTGTAGACATGGGATCAGTTCAAGCAAAAGAGTTAATAACTGAATACTTAAAACCTTCTGTTAATTCAGATAGAGTTGGGTTATTATATGAAAACTTACGAAAATTAAATTTAATATAGGAGAAAAAAATGGCAGGATCGGATCTAAATGTTGTAAGTAAAAATAAAGCAGCATTATCTAATGTAGCTTCGAATACTCCAACTACTGTTACTTTATTTGGAGGACCAATGAGACTAAAAGGTTTTATAATTGAACCTACTGATGTTGCTGGTACTCTTACATGGAAAGATGGTGGAACAGATGTATTTGATATTGAAACAGGTAACGCAGCCGCAGGTGCTTCAACAGTTCAAATTAATTTACCAGCAGAAGGTATAAAATTTAAAACAAGTTTACAAGTTTCATCTACAATTGCAGGTGCTAATGTATCTACTACTAACGGTGTAACAGCATTTTTTGCATAATGGAGGATTATGGCTTTATCAGGAACTTCCACATTTACTTTAACTGTAAATGATGTAATACAAGAAGCTTACGATAGAATAGGTGGTGATCCTATTTTAGGTTATGATGTAAGATCAGCTAGACGTAGTATGAATATTATGTTCAGTGATTGGGCTAATCGTGGTTATAATCAATGGACAGTAGAATATAAAACTTTAGCTATTACAACTGGAACTACTGAATATAATTTACCAAGTGATACAGTAGATGTAATTAATGCAAATATTCAAATTAGTGATGGAACTGAATATGCAATGACTGCATTAGGATTAAATGATTATGCAGCAATTTCAAATAAAACTACACAAGCTAGACCTACACAATATTATTTACAAAGATTAAGTACACCTATTTTAAAAATTTATCCAGCTCCTGATACTAATTATACTATTACTTATTATCGAATGAGAAAAATAGAAGATATTACAGCTTCTACTGTTAGTGGAGTAGAACAAAACATAGATGTACCATTTAGAGCTTTCGAGTGTATGTGCGCAGGACTTGCTTATTATCTTTCTAAAAAAAGAACTGGTGTTGCTCCAGCTACACAACAAACTTTAAAAATAGATTATGAAGAAGCATATCAACGATTAGTTGCTGGCGATGATACTCCTTCAACTAGAATTTTACCAGCAACAGGGACGAGTTTTTATTCATAATGGCTAGAGTACCAGCAAGTACTAGACCTCATAGAGCACCTTCTGCAAAATTTTCTGGAGGAAAATATGCTTATGCAATTTCAGATAGATCAGGATTAAGATTTCCTTATCAAGAAATGGTATTTGAATGGACTGGAATGTTTGTACATACTTCAGAGTGGGAACCAAAACAACCACAATTAGATTTAACTTATTTTACTGATGCACAAACTTTACAAAATGCTAGACCATCAGCTAACATATCTGCAACACAAGCAGCAAGAACAGGTGGAGGTGCAGTTGGATCATCTACTGGCGGTGTTCCTAATCAAGTCACTGCTTTACCAAGTTTTCAAAACACATCTGGTCAATCTGTTTATGTAGGAGTTGCAACTCTTCCTACAACATGGTATTTAAATAATACAAATTTGTTAACAACTTCATTAGGAAATGTTACAGTTGTTATTACATGATAAAAAATAAAACACTGAGTGTTATGATCGCAACACCTTGTTATGGCGGTCAACTTTCTGAAGGATATTTACATGGAGTTATGAGTGTAACTCAATCTGCAGCAAAGAATAATTATAGAGTACATTTAAATACAATGGGAAATGAAAGTTTAGTTACTAGAGCTAGAAATACTTTAGTAAGCCAGTTTTTAGATGCAGATGATGATAACCCTGATCTCTTTACACATTTAATGTTTATTGATTCTGATATAGGATTTAATGGAGATGCAGTAAGTCGTATGGTACTATCTGATTATGATGTAGCTTGTGGTGTATATCCTAGAAAATCTATTGATTGGGAAAGAATTCCAGAATTAATGAAAAAAAGTGATAAACATTTAGAACAAAGAGCTTTAGGTTATAATCTTAATTTTTCAGATCCTAATAATATTGAAGTAGAAAATGGTTTTACAGAAGTAATGGATGCAGCAACTGGATTTATGTGTATTAAAAAAGAAGTTTTTAGAAAAATGATTGAAGCATATTCTAATCTTAAATATACTAGCGATCAAATTATTAATGGAAAAAAGTATGGAAGTAACAACTGTTACGCATTTTTTGACTGTATTATTGATGAAAAAAGTAATAGATATTTATCAGAAGATTATGCTTTTTGTAGATTATGGCAAAAGATAGGCGGTAAGATACATGTTGATCTTCGTAGTCCTTTAACTCATTATGGAACTTATCCATTTGCAGGACACGTATGGACTAAATTTAAGATTGACGATGAAGTAAAAGTGGAGAATAAAAATGGCAATGACTTACAGCAGTCTAAAGACTGATATACAAACATGGGCAGAAAATACTGGAACAGATTTTAATAATCAACTAGATACTTTTATAGATAATACATTTTCTTCATTATCAAGAGATATTGATCCTATAGGTTTTAATGAAAATGTAACTACTACAGCAATTACAGGAGATAGATTTGTAAATCTTCCTACTGCTATCGAACCTATGTTATTTAATTATTTAACTATAACTGTAGGTACTCAAGTTACTTATTTAGAAATGAAAACTTTAGCTTTCTGTCAAGAATATTGGCCTAATTCAGCTTTACAAGGTCAACCTAAATATTTTGCTAATTTTGATGATGATCGAGTATATTTAGCTCCAACACCAGATCAAGCTTATACTCTTAAATTAGGATATCAAGGAAAAATTAATCCATTATCTAACACTAACACTACTAATTGGTATACTGAAACTATTCCAGATGTTTTACTATATGGTTGTTTAGCTGAAGCAAATCTCTTTACAAAGAACATGGAAGATTATACTATATATCAAAATTTGTATAATACAAGAGTTACTACTGTTAACAACGAAGCTCGTAGAAGAAGAAGAACTGACTATAAGTTTCCAGGTAGCCCTGTTGGTACAAACACATTAACTGGAGGACAATAATATGGCAATAACACAAGCGATTTGCACAGTATTTAAACAAGATTTGATGTCGCCTGGTGGAAACCTTGAAGCTCAATCTCTTAAATGTGCACTTTATACTAATGCAGCAACTTTGAATGCAACTACATCTGTTTACATAACTGCAGATGAAGTTACAGGAAACGTAGCTACAAATTATACTACAGGTGGAAACACATTAACTAATGTTGCAATTTCTGTAGATGGAACTACAGCAATTTTTGATGCAGACAATGTTACATTTCCTAATGCAACAATTTCAGCTCAAGCTGCACTTTTGTATAATGCAAACAATGCTAACTCTGCAATTGCAGTTTTAGATTTTGGAGGAGTTAAAACTTCAACAAACGGAACTTTTGAATTACAATTTCCAACTGCTAATGCTAGTGCTGGTTTAATTAGAATAGCTTAAAGGAGTACTACTTATGGCTGCACTCGTCATTAATGATAGAGTTAAAGAAACAAGTACTACTACTGGAACTGGAACTATTAGTTTAGCTGGTGCTTCACAAGGTTTTGAATCTTTTGTAACAGGTATTGGTACAACTAATAAAACTTATTATTGTATTACTAATTCAACTCAAACAGAATTTGAAACAGGTATAGGTACAGTTACTGATGCAACTCCAGATACTCTTTCTAGAGATACAGTTATTTCATCTACTAATTCAGATAATCTTGTTAATTTTGCAGGAGGAGAAAAAGATGTATTTTGTACAATTCCTGCTAAAAAAGCAATGTCACCAGTTATGACAGCTACAGGTTATGTTGTAACTCATTCCTCTACATTAGATGAAGATCAGACTTTAGATTCAGGAGTATTAGCAGGACCAGTGACTATCACTGGAACACAACAAATAACAGGAACTTTGGTAATAGTATAATGAGTAAAATTCAAGTAGATGCAATTGAACAACAATCAGGCACAACTTTAACAACAGGTGGTGGTGCAAGTAAAACTGTTGTTGTAGATGCAACTACTGTAACTTTGGGTAGATGTGGTGGAACTGTAGCTTTAGCTTCAGGTGCAAGTCAGACAGGTTTTGGCAGAACAGGAACTGTAGATTGGATAACAACCGTAGTCACTTCTACACCAACAACTGGTGTAAGTGGAAAAGGTTATTTTATAGATTCAACAGGTGGAGTAAGAACAGTTAATTTACCAGCCTCTCCCAGTGCAGGAGATATTATGGCTGTTTCAGATTATGCACAAACGGCAGGAACAAATAATATTACAGTAGGAAGAAATGGAT